GCCAACGTCGTTCGCGCAATCGCATTTGAAACGAACCACTGCGCCTCTTTCATAATGGCCTGCGCTTCTGGATGCTTGAACTTGAAGGTCGATATCCCTCTAAGGTGTTCCTTCAAACCTTGAACAAATCGCTGCAATTCATTCTTGCTCATAAACCGCTCGGGCTGGCCGGGCTTGCCGAAGTAGAAACGATCTTCTGTCTTCATTGTTTGAATCCTGGATCTGGGTATTCGCCGCGATCAATGATCTGCTGCCGCCGTGCGTTATACCTAGCCAACGCAGCCCGATCTAGTGATCCGTCCCGCTTCACAAGACGCATGGACACGGCCTCATCGTAGGTAACTGGCGTAACGGAACCGCGACAGTTGAACCCGTTTGGCGGTATCAACCACTTCCGACGGAAGTCCCCAGCCGTGGCGATATAACCATCCATCTGCCAGTGCGAACCGGGATTGCGACTGGCCCGCTTGCTCTTGTAGACACCGCCTGGGGCACCACGGGTACGCCGGTCGTGGATTTCCACCAGCCGAAGCAGGGGTGCCCACCTCGCCACGTCCGGCCCGCTCATCGCGTCCACCGTCGCCTCGTTGTACGCGGAAGCCACATTGGTTCGGTACACCGTTTCCAGACGGGCCGATGTCATCCCCACGATGCCCTCAACCTGCGCCCGCCGGATGAACGCGGACAGGCTCCCCGTTTTCAAAGCCTTTGGAATCGTCTTGCTCTCTATCGCATCGGCTATCAAGCTCTGGATCCGCGATGCCTGCCGAGCCGTGGCACCCCGAACCCTGAATGTCCCCTCCATGACATCCCGCAACGCCTCTAGGCGCGCCCGCATGTCACGGATGGCAGATTGGCCCTCGGCCTTGGCGATCCTCTGGGCCAGCCGCTCCATCTCCCGGCGGATCCGCCGAACGGTTGTCCACGAACGCGGTATCCGGCCCCTAAACCGCCGTATAGCCTCCCAGAACGGCCCCACCGCAAAGCCCCACCTAACCACGGCAAACGCCTCCGGGCGATCCTCGGGCCATTCCTCGGCCTCCCAGTCCGCTCCCTGTGCCTTGGCGGATGCGTACGCGACAGCCTGCCCCGCTAGGGCAGACAGGGTGAGTACCTGGCCTAGAACCTCGGCGTACCGCTCCCAGGCCTCCTCCGCCTCCTCCGGCTCCTCGCGTACCTGAGCCGCCAGCGCGGCCCGATACCAGCGGCCCGCCTCCGCGATGCCACGCCGATAGATGCGTTCAATCTCGTTCACCGGCGGCGAGGCTTGCTAGCCTTCGTCTTACGGCCACGCTTGGACATCTTGCTACGGATCAAGTCTTGCCACTTCTTTTCTTTCTTCGTTAGCCGTGATCGGCGTGGCGTGTCCTTCCGCTTCAATGCCGCTTCGGAGTTCTCGTAGATCATCCGAATGCCATCCATTGACGGAATCGTGGTTTTGTTTCCTTCTGAGTCAGTCAATTCCGTTTCATATCGAATACCGCCCTTGACGCTCTCATCGGGCACTTCGTTCAATTTCGCGTCATAGCCCATTTCCTTGAAAGCATCAATTTCCTGCTTTTCGGTGAGCGCCTTGAAGTTCTTCGGCAGTTTGACGCTGTGAGGCTTGGGGGTTGTGATGTTGCCCTTTCCGCTCTTGCTGTCTCCGTCACCGCCGCCTGAGCCGTCGCCCTTGCCGCAAGTGTTTCCGGGCTGAAAACCCTCGGCACCGATGCCGCAGTTCGCGCCGTCAAACCGATCCTTCGCGGCATGCGTGTCCTTGCCCTCGGCCTTGTCCAGTTCCTTCGACTTGCGGGCAGCCCACGAATTGCCGGGATCGCCGCCCCAGAGCAGCCAGGCGATGTAGCCCGCCGAATCCTCGCCCCACCCCTCGCCCTGCTTGTCCACCTCGTGCCGTGCGAAGTACGAGGACATTCGCCGCACAGTAGACGGCGAAAGCGTCTTGCGGTTCGATAGATCGCGGGCACGGGCCACGCCCACCTCCGTACCGCCCCTGCCGTGCTTGCGTCGCAGCTCAAGGCCACGCTTGGCCGCGTTCGCAATCGCCTCGGTTGGAGTCAGATCAACATCCGACAGAGCGAATCTGTCCTTCCCAAACGGCTGGCTTTCGTCCGGTGTTTCGCCACCCATTGGCGAAATGTCCATCGCCGGCATGCCTCCCTCGGCTGGAGCCTGAAGCACCTGCTCATCGTCCTCCGGCTCGGCCAGGCCCAGCACCTTGCGGGCCTCACGCTCGGATACCCGGCCACCTAGACGGGTGAAGGCTTCGATGGACTTCATGTATTCATCAGGGTTGGGCTTGCTCACGCTGAACGAGAACTGCGGCGGTACGCCCTCGTCCCCGAAGTTCATCCGGTACAGCGGCGTGATCACCTCGCGGGTGAGCGTTTCGGACAGAGCATTGGCAACGTACGTCATCTGGCGGTTGAGCGTCTGGGCATGCTGATCGCCTATGGAACTGCCCAGCCCGGTAGACACCGCTTGGCTTGTGCCCGTCTGCCCCAGGATCACTTCCTTGATGTTCTCGCAGAGATACTCCACCATCTTTGCGAACGCCTCGGCGTTGCCGCCGTTCGGCTCCATGATCTGCAAACCAAACCCTGCGTCCGTACCATCGGCGTTCTTGGGAATCAGAACGGACACGTCGCCAAGCAAGTTCTGCATGGCGTTCTGCATGTCGTTCTTCGCCTGCTCGTTTCCTACCGGGTAGTTGCCCACGCGGATGCCGGCGGAATAGCGTTCGATGTACGTTGCCCAATTCTGCAACGCGGCCTGCTTGAGGCTCCAGTAGTACCACACCAGATCCCGCATGCCGCGTCCGAGATAGGCATTCTCGGCCTCGTAGCTATCGTCGAAGTCCGCGCCCTGCGGCTGGTAGGTGTGCAGGGCGATCGTGGCCCGCTGATGATCGTCCAGGGGCAGTACGCGGCTGTCCCATCCAATCACCGTGCCGTTGATCTTGTCGGTGTCGGGATTCACTCCGCCGATCGTCTGCGTGTAGTACCGCGGCCCAACCTTCAGGCCCAACTGGCCGAGTTCCGTCATCGTGAGGCTGTCGCCGTGGATCGGGAGCCAGTCGCGGATATACACCACGCCATCGGCTGTCTTGCCGAACACCATGTTCACCGCAGATCGCCCGTACCACAGGGCATCCAGCAGGTGCCGCATCAGATCCGTGAGTCGCGGCGTGGACTTCAGCACCTTCTCCACGAACGCGGCCTGCTCCACCGCGTCCTCGTCCTGCATGAAGTCCGCCGGTGCCTGCACCGCCCACTCGCTGCATGCCACGGAGAGCTGGAGCATGAGCAGCGGCCCCATCACATCGGGGTCGTATCGCATCTGCCGCTGGAGCGTCCGATCCGATCGGAACGCCAGCGAACCCTGCCGGAGAATCTTGTTCACCGACAGGTAGTACGAACGCTGCATCTCCACCGGCGTAACCAGCGATTGCCACACGGGCCGGAGTGCGATGGCATCGCCGCCCTGAGTCTGTGCCGCCGCTTCCTTGCGTTCGTCGCTCATGTGTTCAAGTCTTTCCGTAGATGCGCCATAGTTTGTCCCGCGTATCCCTCACCGTCGCGGGCTTGTGCTGTGGATCATAACGGCGGGTTCGTGCATGCTCTAGCAAATCGACCACCGTATCCAAGGTGTCATCATGCTCGGCAGCAGGGAAAGCGATCATCTCATCTCGGATTGGCTGCATGGCCGTTTCCAGCCCGCCGTCCGCTCGGCATCGCAATCGCAGTTTCCGCTGCTCAACAGACGGCTGGGCCTCGCTGGCACGGGTGATCTTGTCCTTCGTGCGGGCCAGGCGATTGACGGGGATCTTTGTGCTGGCGGCCAACTGCTGGCACAGGCCCGCCTGCGGGCCATTGCCTTCCGCGATGATGAGCGAGACACCTAGCCGTTCGCATGTGTCCACGGCTCGCCGGACGAACTCGGGGAACGTGCCCTGCATTCTCAGGCATTCGATGAGCCAAACCACGCCCTGCGGATCGATGCGTGCAACCGTGCAAACGCTGTAGTCGCCCTTGGATCCGGCCTTGCTGGTAAACGCCCAGTCGATGGCCGCAACGCACCGCCCGCCGTTGAGGACATCGGGCGGCGGCTCGCACAGGTAGTACCCGGCCTCCAGCCAATCGGGCCGGAAGATCAGGTTCTCGCTGGATATGGGAACCAGCTCGTATGCGCGCGCATACGCCAGCGGCCCCATCTCACGCCTCTGCTCGTCCAGTCGCTCGGGTGTCCACACCTCGGGCCATGGCGACTCGTTGCCCTCGCAGGGCTTCCAGAACAGCGTGCCGGCTTGGCTGGCCTTGGCCTTCCAGTCTGCCGTCAGATCGTCGGTGTGGTACGGCGTGAAGAATCGCCATGTGCGCGGCTTGCCGTCCGCGTAGGCCCGCATGGGGAGCCAGTTGTTGTACCAAGCCTCCTTCACCTTCTGCCGCTCGGCTGGCACGAGGATGGAGTTCCGCAGATCGCACACATCGTCACCCACGAGCAGATCCGCACGCCCGCCGGCCCGCCCAAAGATGCCGCTGGCCCGAAGCGTCGCGTCGCGGCTCGCCCGCGGCCTGGCAACGATCACGCTAGATGCCGATACGGAATCAATACGGATGTGCGGGAATATCAGGCCGTAGAGCGGCGATGTGAGCAGGCCGCCCACGAATCGAACCTGCTCGCTGGCCTTCTCGTCCGTTTGGGCGACATGCCAGATTCGGATGGATGGGTTCCGGCCAATCTCGTAGGCATACCGCAGTGCCGCCTGCACGCTCTTGCCGTGGCCTCGGGGCATGCCCACTGTGCCATCCGCCGTGTAGAGATACGCCTGCAACTCTCGGTGCAGTTCGCTCTGGTTGTAGCCCATAAGTTCCGCGAACGTGTCGGGATCAGAGCGTGCTGCCACCACCACCGCCGACATCTCCGGATCTAGCGGTAAGTCCTCGGCGTTCGATGATTTCTCTTGCACGGGCGGCTATCTCCGGTGTTACCACGATGCGATCGGTGGCCTGTCCACCCTCCAGACGCTCCATCTTGTCCAAGGCTATAGCCGCGTTCACCTTGTCCCGCACCATCGCGGCCAGCACCTCGGCAGCCCGGAGCCGATCCCGCGGCGATGCCATTTCGTCGGCCAGCATCCGGGCACAGATGGCTGGAGCTGCCCGGTACACCGCCTCGGGTATCTGCCAGCCCTCGTTCACGGCACGCCGGATCATCCGTAGGGCGGCGTTCCTGTCGCGTCGGTTGCTGGTGTCCAATCCCGTGGGATCGTGCGGCGTTTCCTCGGGTATCTCCATGTGGCCGATGGGTAGCGGCTTGCTCTGCATCCGTTCACGCCTTCCGCGTGGCCTTCTGCCCGGTGAGTGTTTCCCACCGCTTCACGATGACATCGCAATAGGCGGGG